CCAATCAAATTTCCCAATTCTCTTTGAGTTTTTGGGTCAAGTTTTTTGATGTCTTTAATGTGTTGTTTGATTACCTTTGAAACATCGACTGAAAAGTTTTGTAAAATTTGCATCTTATCCATTACTTTACCTTACCTTTTTGGATATCTCTTTCCAATTCTTCTGCTGCACGAATTACATCACCTACTGCGTAGTTAAGAGGAACATTACGATACTTAGCAATCTTTTTAATTGCCATCATTACAATTCTCTTTTCTTCAGTTGAAGCACCTTCGTTTACTAACTCATCTTCTTCGATTTCTTTCAAAGTTTTTTTCATCTTGATTAGTTTGTCTGATGGTAAGTTACCAAACCCAAACGATTCACTAAGTAGGTCTTTTAATTTCATTGAACTTTCCTCATTTATTGATTCTGTTAAGGACTCCATCAGCCCAATTGCTGTATCACCAACAACTCTTTCAGCACCATCTGCATATTTGTTATTTAGAATAGCAATCTTGACTGGTTTATCGATTATGTACATTGGTATCATATTAGTACCAAACGAGTACTTGATTCCATTTGATTTCAACTCTCTACCAATATCCATAAATGATTTAGCACCTTTTACGATATCAGCAAGTTTGTCTAAGATAGCATCGTGTTTACCTTCGTTTACCGACTCACCAACACTTTCATAGTAAAGGTCACCCAACATAGAATGTAGTTTTTGATTCTTTAGGTCAAAGTTAAACTTTTCTAATGCTCTTCTTGCTTTCTTAGCATTTGACATTGGAATTACATAGTATCCTTTTTTCTCACCACCCATTTTCTTAGATAACTTTGCTGCTTGGTCTTTCAAACCAGCACCCATCACATTACCATTCTTTGGGTTGATTACTGTATACTTTGATTCGTTTACTGATTCAATAATGGTATCAGCGTGTGGTCCTTGACCATTCATACCAATTGCAGCACCACCTTTGTGATTCCAGATACTTCTCCAAGCTTCTTCTAATTTCTTTACACCTGCTTTTGAAGGTCTCTTTATAAGTAATTCTACTATCTTTTCAAATTTCTTAACCTCATCAATGAATACTTTTAATTTATCATCATTTGATGAGTCAGCTGGATGTGGTTTGTAGTTGTGTTTCAATACGGATTTAACCGAATTAAGCAATGGTGTAGCAAATGCAGACATCACTTCTTTAGGGTCTTTTTTCTCACGAGACACCAATTTATGAATATCCTCAACATTGTTGTGAATGGCCATTACATATCTAACACCAGCACCATCTTTTGATTTTTTACCTTCGTTTACCGATTCTTCAGCGAAGTCTTTTGCGTTTTCTTTGTCTTCAGAGTCTACATCGGTTACTGGGAATTTCTTACCATCGACTTCGAACTCATCATCACCTTTAGCAATTGCTTTTGCTCTTTCAGCACCAAACTCATTACCTTCTTTGATTTCGTAGTATTTACCAAGAACTTCACCCATCTCATCGTAACAAGACTCAAGTCTTTGTTGTAGAGTGTTTACTTCGTGAATTGTTTTCTCGAATACTTTGAATGACTCGTTCATAGATTTCATATGTCTATTTACAGTCACTTTATCAAACCAATCACCAGTTTCTTCAAGGGTTACTTTTTGTGCAGTCTCTACGATACCTTTAACTGACTCATATACCTCTGCCAAGTTACCTGAACGATAGATTGCTTCACCAAATTTCTTGTATTCAGAAACAGCTTTAAGGAATTCTCTCTTTTCCTCGTTAGTCATTCCCTTTTCTTCTTTTTCTTCACCAACATTCATTCTTTTGTAAGAAAGGTGTTGTGATTCATTTAAGATGTCTGTTAGTTTCATTTATTCTACTCCAAAGTCACATTCACAATATCCACCAACTTCACAAATGATATCTCTCATAAGGTTATTGGCCTTTGTGTATTTATAAGTATTCTTTTTAGTGGTAACCGACTCATTGATTACACCTTCATTTGTTGGTGAAAGAAAAGCTCCGTGAGTTGATGGGTTGGATACAAAATCCCAACAAATCAAATCAAAATCGTTTTCAACTGCAACTGTATCTTCGCCAATTTGTTTTACTGAACCCATACCTCTTGATGAGATACCAACAGTACAACCTGCTTTAATTAGTTCTTTAAGGATGTTACCAGATGGTGTGTTTAGGATTTCAACTGTACCTACAACATCATCACCCTTCCATTCAATGTCTCTAATGATATGTGATGTATTCTTCAATTCAACAACTGAAGATTCTGGGTGGTCAAGTTCACCATAAGCACGATTCTCTTTAATCTCACGGCCCTTGTATTTTTCAACTTCTCTTTCAAGAATGTTTTTTGGATATACACGACCATTTTGGTTTTTAGCGTTTGCTCTTTGCAATACACCATTAACCAACAAACGACCAGTCTGCTCCTTTGCTTCTTGTAACATTGATGGTGTTACTTCGAATATCATTGTATCTACGAGAAGTTTTTTCATCTTAGTTTTCCCACACCTTTTTCTTACGATATAAATCAAAGAAGACTCTTGCCAATTCTCTACGAATTAACAATCTTACTTGTTCGAGGTCATCGATTTCAAGTTCTTCATTGATTCTATTTTTATTACACCCACACGACATATTAAGCACTCAACTCTTTTAGGTTACGAGCAACTTTCAACATTCTTTCAGAAATTTTTCCAAATCTCTTTTGTGTAGATTTCCAGTATTGACCATTGTGAACACCCATCTCAGTTTTGAGTTTAGTGTTTTGATTCACAATCTTCTCAACTTCCCACATCAATCGGTTAATCTCTTTAATAGATTGGTTTACCTTCTGATGTGCTTTCATTGAGTCATCGTTTTTGTAGTCTTTGTAAGTTGCCTCGATTAATTGTTCGAGTTTGTCTTCCAATTCCTTCATAGCTTTTGACTCCGTGTTTACTTTTGACTTCTTTGCTTTCTTGTAACCTAATACTTCAATGTGGTCGGTATCTAAATCATCTTCATCTTTACTCTTGGAAAATGCATTAGGAGTTTTAGGAGGACCTGCACCACCATCCATATTGGATGTTACATTTGCCTCATCAATTTCCTCATCTTGAAGAGTTTCTTTAACTTCTAACTCTTCAAACTTCTCTTCCAATTGTTCTAACAAAAATTTAGACATTTGATACTCTCCTTAACTCTTGTAAAAGTTCGTGGTATCGTAGGATTGAAAGAATCTGATTTTCGTTGATTACTTTGGAATTAGTAATATTATCAATAAGGTTAACAGTTTCAGTCAATTTGATATTTGCTACTTTATCAGATACCTCTAACTTTGAGAATTCTTTTTTCAATCGTTTTACTTCACTTAATACGAATGTTCTCAGCTTTGCTGAGTTATCCACATTGTTGATGTAAGTACGAAGGACTTTCTTTTGAGATTCAGAAAGGTTTGTATATTTTGAATTGAACGAATCAACTAAGAATTTATATGCTAACATACGAACCTCTTTAGGTTGTTCGTTGTAATCTTTATTTGCCGATTCAGTTACGATTTCAACATTTTCTTTTGTGATTGTTTCAAGAATAGTAGTCTTACAAGTCACATACTCTTTTGGAGAATCAGATTTATTGTGTTCGAACAACTTGTAAACAGATGCCATCTCACGATAGTTGTTTACACGATACTTAAAGAAGTCTTCCATCACAAAAGATTCTTTAACTGACTTAATCAAGTTATACTTTTGTCTGCGAAGGATTCCTTCATTTAGTTTTGCTCTTTCTTCTAATACGATGTTAACGAATTCCTGAGCTTGATACTGATTGTCAAAATTCTCTTTGGTCAAAGACTGATACAATTTCAATTCTTTGTTCAATTCCGTACCTTTTTTGAAATGCTTCTTAATGATTTCTAAGGCAAGAGAATCCTTGTTCGCAAGAGTATCGGATGCGATTTGTCTTACGAGTAATTCAAATAGAATACCCGTATTCTTGAACTTGCTGTGCTTGAGTTTAGCCATTGTAAACCTTATCTATTACTATTCCAATTTATAAATATGTAAAAACTCATCAAATCGTGTCTTCGAGGAGATTTCTCTCATCTAATAGTCCCGATTCTTTTTTCTTTTCCTCTGATAATGATTCTTTCAATATACTTGGTGATTTTCTTTTCACCGATTTCAAAGATGCTTTCAGAGCCGCCGCTTGCTCATATGCAAGCGGTGAGTTTTTATATTTGTGGTATGTTGCCGCTGGTTTAATGTCAGTTTGTTGACCTAACGGGTCTCTACCAAATGGGTTATCATCAGTTTTATAATTACCTGATTGTGAAGGTCTACCTGCTCCATCAAATCCACCCTCAGGTGAACCACCTTCATCATCTTGTTTTTGATTCATAGATGCGATATCGTGTGGAGTACCAAACGACTGACCTGTTTTTACTGGGTCATTACCTTCATCTTCGATTTGAGTATGTCTAAATCCAAGTTTCAAGTCGTTGATAACTTTTGCTTGCTCAACCTTCCACTCATCATCAGACATATTGAAAATATTCTTATACATCCAATCTTGAGATACCATTTTAAGGTCTTTCATATCAGAAACCAATCTAACTTTCTCAGACCATAGGTTTGCTTTCTCTTGTTCGTAGATGATAGATGGGTTAGTCAATTCCAACTCAAAGTTTACAAGGTCTTCGTTTTCGTAACCTTGTGAGTATAAGTGAATGATTGCAATTTTAGTCAACTCAGACAAAACAATCTTTTGGATTCTCTCAACTGAACGAGCGAATCTGATATCCTCTTGTGCAAGTGTTGCTTTACCTTCAACTGCTTCATCGTACCCAACAAATGCTTTCGGCACTTTAAGTGCTGCCATCATTCTATTTCTCAAGTATTCGATATCATCAATACCACCGAACTCCATACCACTTAGTGAATCAATCTCAGTACCACTTTGTCCACCACGAACTGGTAGGTAGTAGTCATCCAACATATTCATCAAGTTGAACTTGAGGTTGTAATCACCAGTATTTTGGTCAAGGTAAGGAATCTTCTTCATCTGGTCGATGATACCTCTCATATGGTTATCAACCTCACTTGGTGGAATGTTACCCACATCAATCTTGAAGATTCTTCTCTCAGGTGCTCTCATAATTCTATGAATCATCATTGCATCTTCCATAAGAGTCAATTGTTTCCAAGTCTTTCTTGCACCTTCTAATAGAGAACGACCATAAGGTAGGAAGTTTGTATCTGCCATCAAACGGAAGTGTGCAATTTGGTAGAACTCAAAGAACTCTGCATTCTTATTTACACTTGCTCCGTGAGCAGCTCCCATAGAACCCAACTTAAATCTTACTTCGTATGGGTTTTCGGGGTTAAAACCTTCTTCACGTTCTACTTCGTATGCCGACATTGGTGATACGTTTACAACACCAATACCTTCTTCAATATCCAAATGTAAATAATAATCACCATACTTGTTCATACCACGAACCCAAGCCCATAGGTTGAACTCGATGTTCATTACATCATAAAATAGGTTGTGGAGAATTTTCTTTACATTCTCATCTTGAGTTTTGATACGAAGAACATCACCCATATCATTTTTAAGTGTACACTCATCTGAGTAGATATCAAGTACTGATGAAATGATGGAATCTTTATCCATTGCCTCATAATCAGTATACAACTCTAATTTATTTGAATGATAATTGAATTGGTTGTTATAAGTCTCCCAATTTCTACGAGTTGTATGTAGTCTACCAAATCTATCATAATATGATGAACCACGAAGGTTACCTTGGGATTGAAGTCTTTGTGTGTCAATTGCTTGAGTACGACCCTTACCAAGTCTACGAACAACAACTTGAGTGTTGAACAATTTACCTAACCTACTAAATAATGATTTATCTGCCATAATTTGTCTCTAAACTAAAAAGTATATAGTCTTACAAGTTATAAATATACAAAAAATAAACTTAACTACCAAATTTATAACAACCAAGTTAGGTCATTATCATTTCCGTATTGGTCTTTTTGTTTCCAAGGGTCTTGACCCATTGTTCTTTGTGAGTATACACCTGTACTTGACTTACCCATATGACCCAATGTGGTTCGTGTTAAATCGATACCCTGTTGTCTTAGTTTTAGTGCCGTATCACGAACCCACAATCCAGTTGAGAATGACATTACCAAGTCATCGTTATATCCACGTTGTGCTTCTGCTCTACTACCATTCCATATGAATACAAACAACTCATCTATAAGTCTCTTAGAATGGATTATAGGGGTTCTCTCTCTCATATACATATCGAGTTTAGAAATCACCAAAGGTCGTGTTCTTGAAGACATTGTAAATCCAGGAACCATATCCTCTTTTCTCTTTAAGTCAAATCCTTTTCTGAGGTGAATATCTTCATCAACATAACCCAAGTCTCTATAAGAGTAGTATAAGTTGGTATAGTTCCTATCGATTACTTCTTGAATCACTGCCCACCCAATATTAGCATTTTCAATCACTAACATTGCATTGTTCCAATCGGTTGCTACTGAAGTTAACATTGCACCAAATTGTTTGGTGTCTAACTTACCTTTGTATTCTGCTACCTGTTCAACAGTCTCTACATCAAAAACGTGGAATGCTGAATAATCCGATGAATCACCACGGGCGACATCGGCTACGACAACATAATCACGAGAATAATTTGGATAATCCCATAACCAGTAGTTACCATCGAAACCTCGTTTTTCCAACGGGTCTTTGACATATGTTTCCTCATACCATTGTAATGTAGCACCCTCAACTACCGTATGACCAGATGAAATAAAATCACAATCACACTCTTGAGCGGCACCCTTTTCACCTAATAATTTACTTTGTTCATCTCTCCATGCTTGGTCTCTCTCAGGATGGACTGTCCAATGGAGTTCAGTTGGATACCATTGGTCACCTTGCTGACCTTGTTGCCAAATCTTGTGAAACCAATTACCAACACCATTTGGAGTAGATAATACGATTGCACCCCCACCAGTAGAAAGTGTTGATTGTGCCGAAGTCCAAATCTCTTCTACGTTGTTAATGAAGGCAGCCTCATCAATAATCAACATCGACAATGCTTCAGAACGACCCGCGTCACCTGCTGCTGAAGTTGCTTTGATTTGTGAACCATTCTTTAATCGTAGAGATAGTTTGTTGTCTTCCTCAGTTTGACCTTTTAACCACGATGGTAAATTATCGTGCATAAAACGAACCTTTGTTACAAGGTTCTTTGCAACCTCTTGTTTAGTTGCGATTACAAGAATGTTCTTATCTTCGTGGAACAACATCAACCAAAGTGAATACCCTGCTGATAGAGTTGAGATACCTAACTGTCTTGATTTTAGAATTACATTAAAACGATTATCGTTTACATTCTGCATCAAGTCTTCTTGGAATGGATAGAGGTTGAATAGAATCTTACCTCGGTGTGGGTGTTGGATATAACAATACTTCTTAAAAAAGTATACGGGGTCTTTAGCACATTTGACCCACTCTTCCCTAATTAATGTTTTTATATCCTTTGCCATATTATAGTACGAACAACACTGCGATTAAAGTAGCACCACCGGCACCACCAAATAAAATACCATTCCAAAATTTTGCCTTACGTTCTCGTTTTAGAGATTTGATTTGTTCATCTCGTAATGCAATAATGTTGTCCTTTTCTACTATAATGTTATCTTTGTTTTGTAACGCAACTGAGTAGTTAGATAGTTGTTCAGATTGTAAGTCTAACTTTTCGCTTTGGAATTCGACCAACTCTTGTATAGTTTGTAATTCCATAATAGTGAGGTCATACTTTGATTTTAGATTCAAAGCATTTTCCACTGCAATTCTTGGAACACAAATCAGACTATCACTTGAAAGCGTCTGCGAATGCAGTGATAAGCTCATCGTGAGACATATCACTAAACTTATCAGCTTGGTCTTCATATTGATTTCTCAAATTAGTTAATCTTGCTTGAGTCGAATCTATCTTGAAATCGATTTCAGCAATTTGATTGTTTAACGAAAGATTAAGTTGGAGTAGTGAATCAGTCTCACTCTCCAACTTATTAATCTCAGATAGATAGGACTCTTCCTTTTCCTTTAACATACGTTCGTACTCTTTCTTGTATCGATTACCTAAAAACAATTGTTGATAGATTAATACACAAGCAAGACAAGCGATGATTAAGTATGTAGGGTTGAGCCTTTTCATTTACTTCTTGGCTCTGCCTGATGACTTTTTACCAGAAGTAGATTTACCATTACCCGCTGAAGTTCCTTTTTTAGGAGCAGGTTTACCATTGTGAAGTTCGTAAACTTTGTTCACAACATTTGTCTTTGTAAGACTTGAATCTAAAACAACATTAAAGTTTGCTTTAGCATGGTCGATTAGCTCATCTTTTTTGAAACCACGGATTTTACTCTTAGTAGCCTTACCTTCAATGATAATACCACCTTTAGCAGCTTCAACTACATCTTTAGCTTGTTCTACAGCTTCTTTAACAGCTTCTTTTGCTTCTGCAAATTCTTCTTTAACTTCAGCTAATCTTTCTTTAGCTTCCCTTACTACTTCTACGACTTTTTCATCGACAGTAGTTTTACCAAGAAGCCAATTCCAAGCTCTCTTGATTAGTGATTTAAGTTTTGTCATAATTTTTCTCTTTTGTTAAACTTATTGTATAATATAAATATGGGAATTAAACTAATTAATTACAATGGTGGTAGTTTGTTGGTTATACTCTGAAATATACCCCATTTACGAGATTCAGTTCCAACTAAATTTTGAGCAGCATCATATAGTTCATTAACTACCTTTATGTGCTTTTCATAATCACCCTCATCGTAATATGCTTTTGCTCCCCATAAATGAAAAACGTGGTCTCCCATACTCTTCAAAGCATTATCCCATTTCTCGTTTGGATTATATGGTCTTACCCAATCTGGAAATGCTAACATATTTACCAACGAGTGAGTTTTTATCTCACTCACATATTTGTTCCAATAATAAGCATAAGCTCCCAACAACCATTGTTCAGAGGTCATCTGTATTCCGTGTTTGTGAATAAACCAAAAATCCTCATCAGTTATATTCATCATCGCTGGGTTATTGATTACGAAATCAAAATAGGTATAAACATATTCCTTTTTAAGGTCTATATTATTCCAAACACATAAAGCACAATTCATAGGAAGTGACTGACCAAATGCTTCTATCAAATCCCATTCCCATTTGAATCCATTTGGTTTTGATAACTTATGTGGATATGGGTAACTAGCCGAAGGTTCAAGATGTAGATACGTTAAATCATATTCCAAGTAATCTTCTACCTTGTCATGCCATATTAAATCAGTATCCATCATAACAAATGGTTCGTTGATATGTTTCATTACCCAAAGTTTTGGAGATGCCCAAAACCTTTCTGAAATACTATCAGAAGGATATCTATCCAATACACTAACATTTATTTCATCGTAAATCAATGATAATTCGAACTCATTCATAATTTGAAGAGTTGGTGTATCTACATAGAGTTTGAATGGAATTGATGGATTATTTTTCTTGAATGTTAATACACTCAGAAATTGAGTCATCAATATAAGAGGGTTAATCTCACTCTCGTAAGATTTATATGCATGAACTGCAAACATAACTTTGTTTTAGTATAAATAGTGTTTACCACTTTCTACAAGACCAATATCTTGCTTTCCATCTTGGACCTGGGGAATCACAATTCATTCTTGCTCTGAACGATTTGCGTGCTTCAGGATTATCTTTTTTGATGGTCATACCTTTTTGTCCAAAGTTTACCTTTACAACATTACCTTTGTCGTTGTTTACATATACTTTGAACTTCTTAACATCACCTTGCATAATTTTACCAAGTTCTACTTTTCTACCTTGGTATTCTGCTTCATTAAGTGATGGTGTGTATTCTCTCATAAACTGAACAAACTCTTTGATGTCTTGTTCGTTCTCTACATCATACTCATCAACCTCACCATAGTCTGATACCGTTGAGATGTAATCTTCTGCTTTTGTAATCAAAGACTGAACCCAAGGTTCTAAATCACCCTTACCACGAAGTTTAGCAATTAGTTCTTGTGCTCTTTTGATTGAGGTTTCTAATTGGTCTACTGCCATATCAGAATCGGATTCATCACCCTCAGTCTTTTTTGATTTTTTCTTGTATTTGTATCCCTTGTAGATTTTATCGTATTTAGCACCCTTCTTTTCATAATCCGAAAGTGCTTCATCAGTAGTCTCTTCCAAGTAATCTTCTGCCTTAAATGCAGATACATAAGGGTTGTTGATAACCTTACCCAACTCAGGAGTAAAACCATACTTTTCTTCCATAAAGTCTTTTACATTATGGTATTCTTCTCTGATTAATTCTTTGAGTTGTTTTTGATTCATCTTACTTTACCTTTTTAGCCAATGAGTAAAAGTCAATGTTAAATCTAAATCCAGCACCTTCGTATCCTCTATCCACTTCGACTGGAATTTTGAGTTGCTTTTCAAGTGTCTTTCTCAATTCCTCTTTTACATCAACATCATTTTCAATTGCGTCTTGAAGACCATCTAAGTCGTTTCCAGTTGCAGCGATTAGAGTCAATCCTTTTGAGTCACCCAACACTTTGAAGTTTACTGAGTCTTTGCCCAATTTTACTTTTGCTTCTTTGATAAGACTTTCACCGAATTGTTTAACCATTTGTTTTTGAATTGGGTTGTTAGGTTTACCTGCGATTGCAGATACTAACTTCATTCTATCAGCAAGTTTACCTTTCTTAACGAATTGGTATACTTTTTCAATGTCTAATTTATTATCATCAACAAACTTTTGGATAGCATCTTTGTTCATACCAGTCAAACCACCAATTTCCATTGCAGTTCTTGATGTAGATTCGTTTACTGATTCATCAACACCTTTGATTTTTTTATTAACCATCATTGTGATGTATCCATCTTTTTTCAAATCTTTTTCAAACTTTACTGCCATATCTTTATCTCTATATGCAGCTTGTGATGGCTTATCACCTTTTTTCTTAGCGTAGAAAACAACATATGCTTCGTTTACTGATTCATCAACCGACTCTTTCTTTGAGAACTTATCTTTCAATCTCTGAACGAGTGACTTTGCTTTTCCGTGAGCGGGATGTTCTTTATCTTTCAATGCAGTTGTTACCCTTACATCTTTTTTAGTTTCAGGGTTCTTAACCTTTTGGTCAGCAATTGCTTTAGCCACCATCATTTGAACTGCAAAGTTTTCATCCATAGT